GAACAGTCTTTTATCACCTGCTGATACATCTGCATACAGTCTAGGACTTTGTCCAGGATGATTAGGATCATTAGGGGTGTTAAATAATATCCCATCACTACCTGTTGTAAATCTATTGATAAATTGGAGTGGGAAACGGAAAGGAATTGTTTGTCCACGCATTCCATTTACGAATCCTAGGAATCTTGCGAAGTCTTTTTCTTTCATCGGCGGATACTCTAAGTCTAAGCTGTATTTTACATAGCCGCTTGTTCTTACATACTTAATTCCATTAGCACTGTTGTTTACACTACTAGGTTGATTGATTGTTACATTTGCACTACGAGGAGCAATATGATCTGGCCAATATAAGCTGCCATCCATTAATTGATACTGGTTTGTGCCTTCATTCCATTGTGATGACTCCACACCAGTTCCACTATTAGCTATAATTACCTTATCCATTCCTGCATCCCAGGCTTGACTGTTGTATGACTTATCACCTAAGTGTCTATCATACACTGTTGCTGCTGCATTTACTATTTCAGCTGGTGGTTGTATTAGTATATCATAACTTGATGTTTGTTCAGTATATGGACTACCAATACCTTGGGATAAATCACTAGCTCGACCCAATGCATCATTAGGATCACCAGTTACATCATATCCGTTATAGCTGTATGGCAATCTACCACCGTTTTCTAGTGTGACAGTAGCTAGTCTACCATTGCTGTCTGTTGAGTATTTTATGACTGGTGCTATACCTGTTGCTGTTATAGATTTACTATGAGCTGATGAATATCTACCAACACCTGACTGTAATACTACAGGATTATCTCGTCCTTCCACATACCAGCTGGTTGTGTCTAAACTGCCGTCTGATACATTAGCTTGATATACTGCATTACCTGGCCATACTAGTGTTGATGTCTCTACATAATATGGCAGTGGGTCATTCCAGTTTGTGCCCATTACTCTATACATATCTTTCATTTCACCTGTGCCGTATATGCTTACATCGTTTACTCGGTCCATCAATCTATCGTATACATATGTTCCATTTACTGCATTTGTTACCCTAGGCTGGAATAATGCAGGCCAAGACTTAATACTAAAGTCTTCGTCCATTATACTACCAAATCTTATATCAGCTGCATTTGCAGATACACTTGAACTTTGGCTATCACTATGCCATCTGTTTGTTACATTAGCTTCACTGTGATATTTTGCATATACTTGATCTGTTCTTGTTCTATATGGCATAGCTGTTAGCCAGAAACTAGTATCATCTTTTTTATCTATAAACCAAGTGACACCACATCCACCTCTAGGCGCTTTTCTATCACCCACTGTAGCATAGAAGCTATCAGCTCTTGTTAGGTTTACAGGATGTCCGTTGCGATAGTTACTAGGAATAGTTCCACTGTTTATTGTTATTAATAGCTTACCACCATCATCTGATGCTGTATAGTCAAATGTTGGACTATAACTTAAGGCTGCTATTTTATCACTTATGCCTGGCATCTGATAATTTGTGCCACCACTGTCTACTGTGTTTACCCAAGGAGTATCATACATTCCAGTCCATTCGCTGTCTAGCTCTAATAGATGGAATTCTTCATCGTCAGTTGATCCAGTTAGATTTTTTACTACTGCTCTTATTGGAGCGAACCAATTGTCAGTTAAACTATCTGCCCAGTCTTTAGACATCATTGAATTAGCTGTAGCATTAAAGTGGAGATTTTGATTTACTTGTAAACTTTCAGCGTCACGCTGAGGATGTTGTATCAATTGTGGATATGTGTCCCATACATTATATCCAGTTTGTCCAAATGTATGACTGTCGCCATCACCAAATTGATGGAATGTCCATATAAACGGTCCTGTTAGTGGTTCTGCGAAGCTACTATCAATCACTACACCATCTGCATCATATTCTGCATAACGATAGCATTCAAATAGATAATCATCAATTACCTTACAGTATACATCTGATGAGCTATTACCTAAACTGGTTGCTGTGCTAAATGTTGTGTTAGTATAATCTAAACTACTACTAGGATTTGCGAATGCATACATTATTGCACCATTACGCATATTATGTTTAGCACCATTGGCTTCTTTCATTATTAAAGCTGTTGTGCTATCTAACTCACTATCAGCATTTGTTATTATGATACCTCTGATATAAGGTGCTGTAACTTCACATCTGATAATAGGATTTTTCCAAAAGTCATAGCGTTGTAAATTTGCACCGCTTTTTTTAGCATCCACATACTTATAGAACTTACCCCATTCCTTTTTTACATCAGTAAAGCTAGATGGAGTTGCTTGGAAATCATTTGTCTTAAAGTCTCCATTGTGTATTTCTTCTAGGAAGTATGCTGATTGTTCGTTAGTTGTTGCTCCACTATCGCTGTCCAAGTGGATATATTGTTTACTTTGTTGTTCTGGATATGTAAATATTTTTTTCATTAGTCTATAATCCCCATCTTGCCTCGTTGTCTTTGAGCACTGTTAATCATATTTATAATTTGTTTTTTCTGCTCTAATATGAACTGTGTTCCGCTTCTGGAGTCCACGGCGTTGATTTCGAACTTCACTACAGTATCTCCACCCATACCACCTAAATCGTTATTAGGTATTACACGCCCTGTTGTTCCTGGAAGGAATAATTCGGGACCTTGTTCCCCAATTAGGGTCGGAGACCTGGTTGATGGTGCACCACCTTGTGCCATTCCTGGAATACCAAGCATTCCACCTATTGGACCAAGGAAACTACTTAGGAAGCCGCCTCCGCCGCCCATAAAGCCACCACCACCAATGCCACCACCACCAAAGAGGCCGTTCATTAGTGGGTTCATTATTTGTGTTTGTATAATCTTTTGTAGCATCATTTCTAAGATACCATCGAAGAAACTCTTAAAGCTACTTAACAGTCCTTTACCTTTTACGATACTACTTGCTAAACTCTTACTTAAACTTTCACCTGCACTACGGAAGCCTGCTTCTAGTTCTTTGTTGAATTTCTGTGCATCTGTTAGGAATATATCCATACCACTCTTAGCATTTTCTAAAGCTGCTGCGAAGTCGTTGTATGATATACCCAGTTCATCTGCTAAACGCTTTTGTTCTTCAACACCAATGTTTAAGCTGTTGAATGCTGTGCGTTGATCTTTGATACCTTTAACTAGCGTTTGCAATGCTGTTAGTTTAGTTGTATCTGCTGCGGCTTGACCTTCTGCTATTATTTTTTCTAATTCAGCTTGGTATTCAAGTTCTTCTGCTAAGAGTTGTTGTTGTTTTATTTGTTCAGCTAAAGCTATTAGCTTGTCATCTGCTGCTTTATTCTGACCGTCTGCCTTTGCTGCATCTGCTATGGCTTTTTGTTCAGCTTGTAAGCGAAGGATCTCTGCTTCAACATCTGCTATTACATCATCTAAAGCACCACTTATTGGTTCGAATACTTTACCGCCAAACTTACGGATTTCAATCATTAACGGACCTGTTGCTTCTTTAAACACATCTGCAATTTGTCCAAGTCTATCTGTTGCTAGGATACCTTTAGCATCAATATCTGGAATTAGACTGGCTCCACCAGCTCTTTCAAAGCCTCTCTGCATAGCTTCACCAAAGTCTGATTGGAAGGCATTTGCTACACTTTGAGCCGCTCCACTTAAATCACCAGTTAATGCTTGTTTAATTGCTGGGCCTAAGCTACCGAATCCATTGATAAGAGTTTGAACCAGTTCAGCACCCAATTCTTTGATTGCCCCAAATGCACCTTTGAAGAAACCTGGTAAATTGTATATTGTTCCTGTAATATATTCAAATGCCAAGACAAATAAGTTTGCAATTAAGTTTGTAGTTTTTTTAGTAAGATTAACCACATATTGAAATGCTCTACCAAATGCTCCACCAAAGTCTGTTATGCTAAACCAACGCTTGATACTAGACCACACATTACCAAATGCTTCTTTAAAGTATGTTACTATGTCTTGAATATATCCGCCAATTACATTAAAGGTTGCTCTTACTGTTTCACCAACTGTGGTCATTGTGCCACCCACTTTAAGAGCTTCGTCTCTGAAGAACCATAAACCTCCAGATACTACTGCTGCAATTAGAGCCAGCACTGCTGTAAACGGATTTGTTAACAGTGGAAGCAATCTTATTGCCATTGTTCCTAGTCCGCTAAATGCTCTACCGAGAATTGGAATTTTACCTATAGTTGTTCCTATTGCTCTAGCTAGACCGCTAAAGATACCACTTAATCCTTTTGCACCACCTATAGCACTACTCATACGAGCTGCTAGTGTTCCTATGAAACTTGCTATACGAAGTCCTACTAGTGTTAACACTGCTGTTTTAATAGCATCGAAGTTCTCTGCCATTAGTCTTAAAGCATCTGCTGTGGCGACAATTGCTGTTCCTAGTCCACTACCTAAACTTTGTATTAATTTATCATTGGCTGCAAGGAATGTTGTTGCTTCTTCAATTACTGCTGTTAGTTGTGGCTTAAATTTATTACCCAATTCAACTGCACTTAATCCAACTTGGATCTTAAAGTTACTCATTGCTGTTGATAAGTTATCTATTTTACCTTTAGTTGCACCACCAAACTCGTCATTGATACCTTTAGTTAATGCGGCACGGATTGCTGCGGCACCCTTGGCTGTTTTACCGAACTCACTTAGTTCTAGTCTTGTTAGACCCAGTTGTTCTTCTAGTATACGGAATACAGGCACACCTCTATCAGCCAATCTATTTAGATCTTCTAAGCCTAGTCCACCACTTACACTACGAGAGAATAAGTCAGTGATAGCTTGTAGCGACCCCAATTGATCAGTTGTAATAGCTGCTGTGTCTGTGAATGTTGTTAATAGCTTTTCGGTAGGCTTGATGCCTGCACCAGCTAGTTTAATATATGTTTCGGTAAGTTCTTCAACGCCAAACTGTGTTTTAGTTGCGAACTTTTGTATGAACTTAAAGGCTTCTCCACCTTTTGTTGCACTGCCTGTGACAGCGTTTAGTGTATCTTCTAAATCTTCAAATCTTGCTGTTATACCAACAATGCTTTTTAATGCACCACCAGTTAGAGCGGCAGTTATTGCTGCCCCTACCGCTCTAAAGCTGATCCCAAGTGATTTAGTTTGTTTTTCTGTTGCTTTTAGTCGCCCATTTATCTTTGCAAGTGGTCCACTTGCTTTATCTGTTGCTTGGACGATCAAGTCATATGTTGTAGCCATCAAAGGTCTCCTCGTTATCTAGGCCCTATCTATGGACCTTTATTTTTACTCTGTTTCCTTTGTTGGTCGGCTACGAATTCGAAGTAATGTATCCATCCTTTGAACTCTAGTGTGCCCATATTATTGAGCAAGTCCTCCACTGTCATACCCAGTTCTAATGCGAGCTTGTATGCAAACAATACATTAGAGGACTCTTTTAGTTTTTTACTGCGTCTTCGAACTCCGTTTGTTTATCATTCATTTCTGTAATTACACGAAGAATAACTTTTGGGTCTGCTACACGCATAAGTTTCAGTTTGTCTGATGTTGCAAATAAGGCTTTACCATCCTTATCCATTGCTTTCTGAATCAGTGTTACTACCAAGGCTTCTGTTGTTTTACCAGCCTGTGATAGTTCAATCACTTTTGATTCTTCTGCCATCGTTGAACTCGGTCTCCACCAAATCTTTTCGTCCCATTCAGGAACTTCTACTGGACCTTGAAGTCCATTTGCTAAAACACTTTCGAAATGTGTTTCTACTTTATCTATTAGTTTTGCCATTTTATAGTCTCGCTTTGTTATCGTTGATTTATATAGTGGCTATCGGCCACTGCTTTGTCTATTGCTGGTTGTATAATTGGAGCGTGTTTACTTATTCCGCCACCATTTAGTTCTGCACTACCATCTAAGACTCCAATATAGTGAGCGGCATTGTGTATAACTTGAAGTTTTCTACGACCTCTAAATTTCCACGCTTGACCTCTCTTCCATTGGCTGCGAGCGAATCCTGTTTTTCTTGGGGTATTTCCTCTCGCTATTATATTTATCGTATGTATTGTCGTGTTGACACTGCGTTCAGCCCACTGTTTCATATCCTTGAATACAGCACTTGCGGAACGCAGCGTCTTAGACATTATTATACTGCCTTGTAATCTAGTGGTCCATTACCATCGAAGTTAACAGTGAATTGTGTTGCACCGTCAAACGATTGTGTTCTAGACACACTGGTGACAATTGCATTACCTTTGTAATACAATGCACCCGAGTCAGTTGATTCTGGATATAATTCAAATCCAATCTCTGCACCCGCACGAACGACAGGATCTACTGCATCAGTGTGTTTCAACGCTGCATCTGTATTATCCCAGTATCCCTCTACCGTTCCTGTGAAGCTGATAAATGTTGGTAAGACTTCTCGAGAATTGCCAGCTGAGTCCATTGATGTTACATCGATAGTCTCTGTTGTTTCTTCCAGTGAGAAGCTTGTGACATTTAATATAGCTGTTTCGGCACCTGCGGCACCGAGTTTTACTACGCCTGTTAGGCCTTTATTTGCCGACATATTAGTTTCCTCTTAAATGTTGAGTATACAATAGTGTATACATTATGGTTTTGCTCTATCATAGTGATATGTTGCACTGTAAACAATTGCACCGGTGGCATAAGGACTATCCGTATCAATCTCTCTTGTTAGAACTTCGCTCACTCCACTGTTAAACAGCAGGCCTCCAAATGTTCTATCTTCTTCTAATTTGCGTTCTACAGCTTCGATAACTAAATTTCTCTGGCTATCTCTGTTGTCGCCGTATACTACAATATTAACTAGAAACGATATTGTTGCGGTTCTTATACTATCAGTTGAGCCCATAGAATAATCTTCACGATTTTCATCAGTGGTTTCGATTAAACAATGTGGAAAGGAGGTTCGAGCCAACTCCTCCACACTTTTAGGTTCTCGTGTAATTGATTTGATATATCGAACTTCTTCGAGTTTTCCAACCAAATACTTTGCAATTGCTTCTCTATTACTCATCTATACACCCTATCTTGACGATGTTCATACACTTCGTCCTCTGCTATATTTCCATCTGAATTGGAGTCATACTCTATTCCAGAAGCCATTACCTCTTTAATCTCTTCGAAGTAGCGTTCTTTATAGAAGCTGATTTTGTGTGTAAAGCTATCTTCGCCTCTAAAGGGTGATAGTTGAGGTAATATGTAACGATACAATGCAAGATATATTGTGCTTGTTTTCCATTGACTAGCCGTCAACTTCGATGCATCAAATGTTTCACCCACGGATACTATCCGCTTGCTGCTACCACCTCTAGTCTTCTGAAACCAGTTGACCTCGATGTAGCGGTTAACATCTGACTCCGCACGATTCAATTCAACAGTAAAGCTATCCCGACCGTGGTCAAAGATCTCTCCACCAATTAAATCAATAAGATCATCGTTTGTTGCGTATGTCATTATTACCTCTCCTATTAATCCTTATGAGCTATTAGATAGTTGCATCCGATGTTAGTTTAACACCATATACATCAATAAGTTCACCAACGCCGTATCTAGCTGTCGCTACTACTGTGTCTGCTCTTAGTGCTGCATTTCTTTCAATTTCGATTGAAAGATCGTTTTGCATTGCAAGTCCCATAGCTTCGCTTGAGAATACACCACCAATTGAGTCACCTGAGCCGTCTACTGCTACATTTGATGATTCGATGATGTTGATACCAGCGATTTGACCTACTAGGCCTCTACGATATGCTTCATTACCGACATCTGTTGCTGCAACACCTGTGAAAGTATTTGTTAATGCTGATTTAACTGCATATACTTGCTTAGGGTGTAATACTGCGAAATAGTCGCCTGGAGCATTGTTTGATTTTAGTTCAGCTGCTGCTTGGAAGATGTCTGCTACAGTTAATTCTGCACCTGCACCTGGACCTTGCTCAGTTGAGAAACCAGTGAATAGACCCATTAAGTCTGCGTCCATTTTAGTTGCAATCGCTTCACCAAATAATTTACCTAAGTGAGAAATTACATCAGCTTCTGATGTGTCACGCATTAGGTCTGTTAAGTTAGTCATAACACCAACTTCAGCTAGTGTGATAGTTTTAGTTGTTGTTGTTACTGCGATATCGGCAGATGTTCCTGCCATTGTTGTTCCTTCTGTTAAGGCTTGTGCTGCTACGATTGGGTAGACAGGAACCTGAACAGATTTACCTGAGTTCATTGGGACTGCGAAGTTTTTAACTAAGCCACGCATTACAGATCTCTCGTTCGCTGTGAATAAAGCTTCTTGAACGATTGGAGAAATCAAAGACGCCAATGTTGTTGTTGTTGAGTTTGCCATTAGATTATCCTCTTATATTGTTTATGATTATGCAATTCCCGCCTTCTTACGGTATTCTGCATAGATTTTACGATCTTCTGGTTTCTTCATATCCAGAGTATCGATTTTAACCTCTCCGGAGGCCGATTTACCTTTTGTTGCGCCTGTTCCAGCTCCGCTAGGAACTGCACTACGCAAGTAAGTATTTTGCGTGATAAATTCTTTTACTGCTTCGTCAACACTTACTGGTTCAGCTGTTTCTGTATTATATCTTACATTACCTGCTTCGTCTAATACTTCAACTGTTCCATTTTCACCAAGTTTAACTTGATTCTTCATAAGGTTAGAGATATGAGTAGGATTTACTGCTTTATGGCGACTTGCAGCTTCTAAAAGAGCTCCGTCTACCTTTGTTTTATGCAATTCACCTTGTAAACTGTTAAGTTTAGTATCATATTCTGACTTTTGTTTCTGAAGCAACTCTTCAAATTGCTCACGCTTGATCATATTAGCCTTTTCAGCTTCAGCTTGTTTAATTTTCATACCATTGTATTCTTCAATATCAATGTTTTCGTATTTCTTTTCAACTTGCTTTAGTCTATTTTGGATTATACGATCCACATCCTCTTGTGAGAATGCCTTTTCAGCCTGGTTCATTTTTGTATCCACTTCATTTACAGAGCCAGTCTCTGTGTTTTCAGTTGCTTTAGCGATGTTTTCTTGTTCGTCCATCTTAAACGGTTCTCCTTTGCAAGGATATTAATTTACGCAATATAGTTCTGGGGGTTTCATAACCCTATACTGCACACAGTATTATTTATCCCTTTAGATTATTCTGTTTCAGGTGTAATAATGTTGCCCGCCATATGGTCTTGTGCAATCTGCTCTTGAACTAGTTGCAGATCTTTTTCATCTTCAATTAGCATTGCTGCAATTTGACTATGAATATGATGCACGAAGCTATCGTGTGGGACAGTTAGAATCGCCTTGCTATACAATTCTAAATCGCTGTGTTTATCTCTAAGGTCGAAGCTCTTTTCATAATGTATATGGAACTCCTCTGACTCGTCTACCTGTTGCCAGTTAAACCAATCGGCCCAAAGTTTTCTTTCTGCAATTTCTAACATACTAGCTCTATCGGCTAGTTTAGCATTTAGAAGTTGCTTGGTCGTAGCTAAAGCAACACCACTCATCGGTGATCCTGTTTTAGCCTTTACTGCTTTTAAGTGTGTTATACTATCAATTGCTTCAACATCTAGTTCGATGCTTTTGATAATACCATCAATACTTGCACCTGTGGGTTGCAATAAGTATGGTTGCACTTGTGTATTTTCATCCACATATATAATAGCACCACTACCGCCATTTATTTCGGCACTAGGTTCTGCTACAATACTAGGGTGGGAACTTAGTCTAATATTACTATAAAGTTCACTTAGTTTGTTGTATATGCTACGCATAATATCACATACATCACCAATATCACTATTACCAATACCTCTGTGGAAGCTTTTAGTATCACATACACTGTGGAAAGGTATA